TTCGAAAATCTTAAATCATTAATAGGAGTATAATAATATGAAAAAATACGCACTCTACATCGGAAGATGGCAAAATTGGCACAAAGGTCACAGATGGTTAATCGACCAGCAATTGGACAAAGGAAAAAATGTATGGCTGGCAATCAGAGACGTTCCACAGGATGAAAATAACCCTAAAAGCGCATCTCAGGTATTTGAAGAATTAAAGATTGAACTTCTTGATCTGATTCAGGAAGGTAGATTATTCATTTCGGTCATTCCTGATATTGAATCAGTAAACTACGGCAGAGGAGTAGGATATGATGTGATTTATCATGAACCCCCAGCAGATGTTGCAGCTATCAGTGGAACTGCTATCAGAACAGGTCACATGAAACCAGACGGTACAGTAACCTACGACGAAAATAAAGGATAAAATGATGGTCCAAAGAAAAAGGCACATCGCCAAAACTATTAGCTACCGAATACTAAGCACTGCAATAGGATTTTTGATTATGTGGTGGGTAAGTGGATCAGTGAAAGTCGGTGCAGCATTTGGTGTTGCTGAACTTGTGTATAAACCCATCCAGTACTATATTCATGAAAGAATCTGGTACAGATGGATAAAATATGGTTTAAAGAATGATAAACGATGAAATCAATATTGTTGAAGATTTTTTATCATTGGACGAATGTCGTTCTATTTTAAATAAATGTAAAGAAGAATTGGTTTTATCTACTGCTGGAGTTGTTAACGGAAATTACAAGGAAAGAAAATCCTCAGTTGCCTGGATACAGGATCTGGGAGAAATAAATGATAGATTGAAAAGTGCGCTAAGATCTCACTTTAATTTTGGAGGGATGGAAGTAACGGGTTTAGGACCCTTTCAATTTACTGAATATAAAGAAGGGGAATATTATGGGTGGCACACCGACAGGGATTCTGTAATATGCAGCGATCGTTTTGTGTCAACAGTTATCCAGCTGAATGATAATTATCTAGGAGGTATTCTAGAAATTAAAAATTCTAAAGGGAATTTAATACCTATTACACACAAAATTGGTAATCTATACATGTTCAACTCTAATTTACGTCACAGGGTAACCCCAGTAGAGGAGGGAATTAGATATTCACTGGTTAATTGGATTTCTATTATTAAAACGGATACATCAAAACAAAATTTGATATGAGGGTTAACTTAAATAATATTGTAATTGTAGGTGGAGGTACCGCCGGATGGTTAACTGCACTTTATTTAAATGATAAATTTAAAGATTCTAAAATAACTTTGATCGAAAGTGAAGAAATTGGGATATTGGGAGCAGGAGAAGGATCCACGGTAAATCTAAAATCGTTTTTAAACGAACTGGGAATATCTGATGATGATCTTATAAAAAATTGTGAATCTACATTAAAGATTGGAATTGAATTTGAAAATTGGACAGACGAAAATTCATCATATTTTCATCCTTTACAATATGATAAAACATTTATCGCGGCATCGCATTCATTTCACTTTAATGCTAGACTTCTTGCCCAGTATCTTAAAAAGATTTCGTTGGAAAGAGGAGTTATTTGGGTCGAAGGAATTGTTTCTGATCCAATAACAAACGAAAACAACGAAATAATAGGTCTAAAAACAAACAACAAAATAATTGATGCTGACTTTGTTTTTGATTGCAGCGGATTTAAAAGATTACTAATAGGTAAGCATTATAATCCAAAGTGGATTTCCTACGAAAAACATCTGATGGTAAATTCAGCGATACCCTTCTTTATAGAAAATAAGGAGAAAGATCTTTATACAAAAACAAGAGCAATCGCGATGAAAAATGGGTGGATGTGGCAAATTCCTCTTCAAACAAGAATCGGGTGTGGTTACATATTTGACGGGAACGAGATAACAGAGGCAGAAGCTAAAAAAGAGGTAATAGATTTTTTAGGATATGATGTAAATTTCAATAAATTAATAAAATTCACTCCAGGATGTTACGAAAAAGTGTGGATAAAAAATTGCGTTGCAATCGGATTGAGTGGGGGATTTTTAGAACCTTTGGAGGCAACATCAATCATGACAACTGTAATTCAATTGGATGCTTTTTATAAGATGTATACCAAAAACAAAACTGATAAAAATTATAACGAATTAGTTCGGGAGGTGAATGATCAAAATATGGTTTTTATTTATTATCATTATTTTGGCGACAAAACTTCTAGTAATTTTTGGAAAAAAGTAAAGAGGTCTACTGAAGAAATTCCCGAAAATCTAAAGCATCTTTTGAATCATGACAATGATTTTAAACCAAAACTTCCGATGCATAAAATTTGGAAAATAGTTGGAATTTTTCCTTCCGATTCGTGGAATATTATAAACAATGGGATTAAAAATAGAACCAGAAATAAAAAGGAATTGATCTAATATGGAAAAGCTATATTTTGACGATACAACATTTATCTGGAAAACCAAGCTGAATAAATCTGATAATAAATCTGTTTACCTGGAAGAAGCTTATTCTATTATAGAAGCGAATCCTGATGTTAAAACAGATGGATTCGGGTATAAGAAGGAGTGGAATAACGATTTAGATTTTATTGGAAATTTTAATATTGAAATAAAATTAGATGAGGTTATTCAAATGGGAGTGGATCTTTGCAAAGAAATATACCATGAGAAAGAATTACCCTATAACAAAATTAACACAGACGCATGGGTGAATGTTGTAAGATCAAAAGACCCGGTTCAATTACAATTTAAACATAATGAGATTAAAGGGGTTGATAAATTTCATGTGCATACTGAAATTAATAAGGAAATGAAATCATTCATTCCTAATTATACCTATGTTTATTACATACAAATGCCTGACATTATGAATGGAGAGGATGGCGTTTTATATTTTAGAGGTTCAAATAAGAAAGAATATTGGATCAGACCGGAGGAAGATGATTTAATCATTATGGAAGCTGATATGCCCCACTCTCCTAATAATGCACCAAATTCCACTGTGGATAGAATAGTTATGGCAGGCAATGTTGGATTTGAATTAATTAAGAAAGAAAAATCATTAATATAGTATGTTTGTAAAATACATAGAGGATTTTTTAACCAAGGATGAATGCCAGTCTCTGATAGATTTAGGATGCTCCATGGATTTAATTAGAATGAAATCATCACTGATTGTAAACGGTGAATTAATTGGTGAAAATCTTAATTATGATGGCAATAAAAGAATGGGTGGATATTTTAGCAAAGAGATTTCTAGTATGTCATTAATCAAGGACATATCAGATAGAATAATAGGTCTATCCAATAAATTAAATCCATTCAAAGGTATCTCTTATGTGGGTATTCCCGGATATTCTTTCAATCAATACGGGGCTGGGGATTTTTTAGATTGGCACCCAGACGCTCATGAGATAATAAACGGAGCAACCATAACTTACATTATTCAACTGAATGATGATTACGAAGGGGGAAATGTGAAATACATGGTGAACGATACAGAGTATTCTGTCAAGAAAAAAACTGGGAGTGTTTTTGTTTTTGACTCGAATATTCATCATGCTGTTGATACTGTAATAAGCGGTCTTAGATACTCCATAAACGTGTGGCCTTCTAAGGAAATTAAAAAAACATTACTATAATGCTAGTAGATAATAAATTTTTCTATTTAAGTTTACCTAGATGCGCATCGACATCATTTCATTATTCATGTTTAGTTAATGGAATAGACGTTCAAACATATAATGGAGCATGGGAGAAATCAAATGCAGATATTGATTTTAAATCAGTAGACAAATTGAAGTTGATGGATTACATCTATCATGGACATGAATCGATCGTAGAGTTACAATCTAAGTTTGGAAACGATTATCCTGTGATTTCAGTAAGAAGGCAGAGACACGAAAGATTCTATTCCTTATATAAACACATTCTATTCGATTTTAAAAGACTTGGTTTTATTAGATTCTATGATGCATTTTCTAAACTATCCCTTGATGAGCTATTCTTTTTTACTAAAGACGATATTACAAACAAAAAACAAAGATGGAACATCATCTGTGATTACTTGATCGACAGAGGACTATTGGAAGAAAGGGTAGATGTATCAGTAACATCAAAATTCAGAAAATCAGAGGAAGAATATTTTAAGAGGGACAAAAAGGGATATGTGGTTAATATGATAGATATATTATTGACGCCAATTTCTTTTTGGACA